ATAGAGTAAGAACTCATAGCGAAAATAAAGTAATTCTTGGTAGATTTCCAATAATTACTCACTCAGTCTTAATAGAATAAATCCTATTACGGCGCAAACAAACAACTTGATTTTTAGTATTCAGTACTAACGATCATTATAGTCAATATCTCAACAACTAGTCTTCTGTATACACTACAGACGGCGATTTTTATCATTTGAAACTGGCAGGAGGTCCTTCTACATTTCAACAATTTATTGACCAACCTAATTTAGGTTACCAAAATCTTTCTAAACTACAACGATTTGTAAACACTGATCAACAAGCTAGAGATTTAGCTGATTTAGTTTATTTACAAGTTTTACAAAACCAACAAACTGGAATACGATCTTAATATGGATTCTAGGTATCAACGTGCTACAACGATATCTACGGGCTCAGAACTGAGACCTCCAACTTATTCGATGGTACGCAACATTTGGCGACAGCCCACCGCGTTACCTGATAACATTATAAAACAAAATAAACAGTATAAAATCAATAAAAACACAAAAACATTAGAAAATATCAATATCTATGGGGATTTTTCTCCTCAGGGTAATGACAAAAAATACAAAAAAATATTTGAAGAAACTAGTGAAATTGAACTAGTGAAGGAAGTTAGAAGATTACTTGAAAATGATAGTAAAATAAATCCTAAATTTAAAATTTCGCGATCTCAAGCTCACCAAAAAGAGTTAAAACACTTGCAGCAAACGTCATACTATTCTGCTGCAAAGGAACGAACTCATTTTTGGAAAAAGAAATTTGATGAGTGTGCTAAGCACATGCCACCAGATGAGTTTTTGAGTGATCGATATGAACCCCAAATGATGAACTTTGATGTTGGATTGAATCCAGATTCATTGGCTAGTCTTGAGGCTATAGTATCCAAATTTACGAGTGCGTTGTCAGTTGACCACCAAGTGAAAGTAGATATAAATCCTCTTTCTGGATTATTACAATGGATTGATAGCGTTCTTGCTGACCCTATCAATTTCTTATTCGTTTGGAGTGCGTTTGCGTCCCATGTTTATTATTATAGACAATGGGGTTCAGCAATAATTCTTATTGGTTTAACTATGCAAGGTATTCGCAAAAGTAAAGATACTTTGGAATATTTAAAGCATTTTGGATTTGATTCCATTACTGCTTTAACAACTTGGATTTCAGAGAAATTTGGTGAAGAGCAAATTTTTCTGCCTAACAATCCGGGTGATTGTTTGTTAGATCGATTTGATGACACATTTACACCTCAGGGTACATTTGATGGAATGATAGACCCAATTTCAGATGGGCTATTCTCACTTTTGTTCATGAAAGTGTTTCACACTTCTTATAAGACTAAGAACTTTTCTGCTCTTGCTAGGGATCTAGGCTCTTTTGACCGATCTCAGAAAGGAGTTGGAGATTTTGTTTCTTGGTTTATGCAGCGCCTCCAGAAATTTTTAAATTATATGGGGGAGGTTCTACAAAGAGAAGTTCCAGAATTTGTTTCGCTAGCTGATAGCGACATCTTAGATTTTTCTAAGAGTGTTGCCAGTGTAGTTAACGATTTTGATGATGGTGTTAATGTAAACTTTGATTTCTTTGTTCGAGTTAATCAAATCAAGAAATATGGTGAAGCTTTGCTTGCCAATTCTTTGCCTAGTGCTAGAGATAGACGCAATGCTTTGAGGATGGTGCTCAATAAGATCCAACCCCTTTTGGATAAATGTAAAGCTAACAATGTGGTTCATAATGGACCACGTCGAACGCCTTTAGGTATTCTAATTGGTGGCGCTCCTGGAGTGGGTAAGAGTTATTCCTCTATACCATTTGTTCATGAGTTGATAGCTAGAGTTATCGATGACAATAGTATTGAGAGTTTTCAGAGGAATCCTAATGATTACATCCTGAATCGTATTTGGGAAAATGATTTTTGGGATGCTGACCATGCTCAATTTTGTATTGTCTATGATGACTTTGGTCAAACTCCGAATAATGTTATCACTAAACAAAATGAATATATGGAAGTGATTCGTGGCATTAATTGCCTGAGTTTTCCTTTGACTATGGCTGCTTTAACTGATAAGGGTTCTACTAATTACCAACATCAGTTAGTCTTTGCAACCACTAACAAAACTTCATTTAGAAATTGCATGGGTGTTACCAAACCTGAAGCTGTTACTCGTCGCTTTAAGGAGTCCTATTGGTTAGCACCACGCAAGTCTTATTGCATCGATCCTGATGTAGAGATTATGGAACGTCGTCTTGATGAATCCAAATGTGTTGGAGTTTTTGACGTGGACGTGCATGAATTTTTCCCTTATGATTTTTTAAATGGAAAGTTTTTGCACAATTGTGAAGGTTTATCCTATTATCAATTGATGGATAAGATCGTTTACGATTTTAAAAATAATATTGTTAAGGAGGATAGAGCTTTAGCCAATATGCACACTGCTATTGCCAAGGGCATTCAAAACCGTATGAGACCTCAAGGAATTTACTCTGATTCAAAGAGTTTCTTCCACGGTATGGTTAATAATATGCTTTTGGCACGTAGTATCAATCAGACTATATTTGAATGTCAGATGGATAATTCTCAAGTGGTACCTTTACCTGTCTCTATGTTAAACACGAAGGACGAAGCTCTTATTAAGCTTTGTTCTTCAGAGATAGGCTCTACTAGTATTGAGGATTCTGAAGTTTTGGCGATTAATAGGGAACTTTTAGCTAATGCAATTAGTAAGGTCCATCACTTGAACATCACTGTGTCCAGAGAAATAGCTTTGACTTTTACTCCTGATCGTGATATGACTTCTTGGATAACATTGCATTGTTATGAAATTCCCGAAGCTGTTAGTGAACATATTCGTAGAAAGTCTTCCACATTCTCTAGTATTATGGGAGGAGTTAGAAGAGCTAGCAACAATTCAGTTGGTTTTATAAGGGAACATCCTTTTTTGACCAAATTGGTTGCTGCTGTTGCTGTTTTGGCCCCAGTTGTTTCTATAGTAGTCAAGTGTTTGGCCAAGGTTTATCCTCAATCATCTCGTCATGATTGGGTTAAACAGAAAACACCTGTTGCTGCTAGACAACAATACCAGCAAGTACGCTTTATTAAGCAGAGCCGATTTGATCCACAATTTAATGATATCCCTGCAATTTCGCAAGGATTGTCTCAATTTGCCCAAAAAGTTTTTAAGAAAAACACTTATTTGTTTGCTCTTAATCACGACCGAGAGGCGTGTGGTTCAGTTACTTTTATTAAAGATAATGTTGCTGTTATACCTTTCCATTTCATAGATAAGATGTTGGAGATGTCTCATAATGGTTTCTATAATGATTCTGAGGATCCCGCCGCGAGCGTTGAATTGCGCAAGCCAAACTCTACGATCAAGTATTGTTTTAAACCTCAGGATTTAACTATAGCAGCTGTTACTCAAAGTGAGACCACTCTTGAAGATATAGCTTTTGTTCGTTTTAAGAATCTGCATGCTCATTGTGATCTTACTGAGTATTTCATCGATGTGGACCATCCGCTTTTTAATTATAATTTCAATATTATGTTGAATGTAGTTAAAGAGACTGGTCCTATACAGATGATGTCTAAGGGTTCTTTCGGACATGTCTCTTATGGTGATTATTCAGTAGACTGTTGTATTGAGTACCGGCTTAGAACTGGAGTTGGTGATTGCGGGTCTGTCTGTTATGGACATAATCCGAAAACATCAAAACCAGTTATTCTTGGTATTCATGTTGCTGGTTCATCTAGTGGGCATGGTGTTTCTTATTTTCTTAGTAATATGCAGGTTACCAAAGCTCTAGCTGAGCTGGACTCAGATATGGTAGTACCCGATATTGATGATGATGAGATTCCTATGGAACCACAGATGTACGTTTCGCATAAATTGCCAGAAGGAGATCTTCCTGACAAACCCTGTGCAAACAAGGTTGCTATGGAAGAAGTTAAGGCTCCTCGTGCTGTTACGAAAACAAATATCATTCCTAGTGCTATCTACGGAGAGTGGGGACCCGCTAAAACCAGGCCAGCTCGTCTTAGGAATTTCACTAGGGATGGTAAATTGGTCCGTCCTATACATAAGGCATTTAAGGATTATGGTGGGGGTTTCCCCGCATATAATTCAGTGCTGATGGATAATGTTACTGATGAGTACATACACCATTTGCATGCGAATGCTGATGCTAATCAACCGTGGCAGCCTCGTTTACTTACATTCGAGGAGGCCGTGGAAGGTATCCCTGGTATAGAATTCTGTGAAGGAATTCCTCGTGCTACCAGTCCTGGTTACCCACTGTGTATGTATACAGAGGGTCCAGGGAAAACAGATTTCTTTGGAAAGGAGGGTCCCTATAATTTTGAGACTCCTGCTTGCAAAAAACTTAAGTTACAAGTGTTGATGATTATTGAGAAGGCTAAAATTGGCCAACGAGATAAGCATGCTTTCATGACGTTTCTTAAGGATGAAAGGCGTAAGTTAGCCAAATATGAGGAGGGTGAAACCCGAATGATATCTGGTACTGATTTGGCTTTTCTTATAGCTTGTAGGATGTATTTTGGTGATTTTATTCGCTGGATGATGTCTAATAGGATTAAGAATGGAAGTGCTGTAGGTGTCAATCCCTATGGTGAAGAATGGGCTATGCTCTATCGACATGTTCTTAATGGTGATGCTGGATGTATTGATGGCGATCATAGACAGTATGATAAGAATATTTTAGAGAATTTACATAGTATGTCTTTTAAGGTTGCTGAGAGTTATTATAAGGGTTGTCCTGAAGTAGATACTTGGGTACGGCGGGTTTTCTCCCAAGAACTCTTGAATCCACAGTATTTGTGTGATGGAGTTATTTGGAGTGCCGCTGGTTCTATGCCCTCTGGTAGTTTCTTTACTACCATGTTTAATACTATAGCCAATAATATTCTTTTACGGTATGCAATAGTTGCTGCAGCTTGTGGTAAAGATCATCGAATTGCCACTGAGGTAGATTATGTGCACGTTATTTCCTTGTTGTCAAAGGAAGCTAGATTTATCGCTCTAGGGGATGACAATATCTGGTCAGTTAGGGCTACACTAAGAGAGTTAGTTACGCCCAGTAAAGTTGCTCAGGTTCTTTTGGATCTGGGGTATTCCTATACTGCTGCGGATAAAACCCCTTTGGGCACCCAATTTCGTGATTTAAAATTTTGCACTTTCCTCAAGCGGGGATTTTATGTAGCTGATAAAACAGTTCTAGCTCCGCTTGATATTGATACCATCAAGGAAATGCCTTATTGGACAAAACGAAATGCGCCCCCAGATAATGAATATGAGGTTTTAACTCAAGCCTTGTATGAATTGTCGCTGCACTCACCATTATACTTTGACAAGTATGCTCCTAAATTCATAGACGCAAGTGTCAAGTATTATGGCAAACCCCCGCCGTTTGTTTCTCATCGATCATGTAGAGCAAAGATTCGGACCACCCCGGCTATGTATTAGCCCACACTCCTGCGAAAGCTGCATAGTTTCAATTTTAAAGCAGCCGTAGATCGGGAAAATTAGGTGTTAGCTATTTAGCTAAGGGATGCACCGTGGCAGCCCCACAATATCCCTTAAATTGATAGCAGTGGACATTGATTCATATCCCACTGTGAAATGTACCGAATCACTGAAAATAATACAAATAATGAATCTGAAGTTGAAAGGATGGGAAACCACGGTGGTGAACCTTCTTCTGCTATGACCCAACAAATCACCACCACTTTTGTCGATGATGCTGATGTCGTCAGAACCACTTTCCCCAAGGTTATGTCTGGGGTAACTGGGCTTTCTGTCTCAGCTGTCGACGAACCGAGTATTAGATCATTTTTGGCAAAACCATATTTAATTAGTTCTTATTTATGGACAGCCTCAGATGTTGTTAATACACCTATTATGACCTATACTACTTCTAACGCTACTGGTGTTCCCGCCTGGCAAGCCAAATTGTATGGTTATAATTTATTTAGAGGAACTTTTAAGGTTAAATTAGTCATCAACGCCCAGCCTTTTCAGGCTGGACGCCTTTTGATGAGTGTTTTACCTTTTGTTCAAGCTAGTTCCTTATCTTATGAAGCAGCACATACTATCGATCTCACACAAAGAACTCAGTCTCCCAATGTTGAATTAGACTGTCGGGATACTAGTGCTGAGATTGAAATTCCTTGGGTCGGTCCTGACCCTTGGATGAATGTGACCTCTGCTATATTGGACTGGGGCAAAATTTATGTTACTCCCTTATCCGTGCTTGCTACCGGAACTTCTGGCTCCACTGGGGTTGAAGTTCAGATGTTCATATCTATTTTGAACGCTGAATTCGCTGCTCCCTTGGTTCCTCAATCAGGAGATAAACCAAAGAGAAGGACTCAAAAACTTAGTTCTGAGGCCGAACAAGAAGCAATTGCCCAAGGTAAACCGATCTCTACAGCTCTTAAGTATGCTTCTAGAGCCGCAGAGGCCGTTGCTGGAGTACCATTGCTCTCTTCTATTGCGAAACCTGCATCCTGGGTTTTGCGAGCTTCGTCTGATCTGGCTAGTGCTTTTGGGTGGTCTAAGCCCAATCTCACTACCCCAGCTCAGTTTATGGTTTTACGTCCTTTCCACAACTTTGGTAATTCTGAGGGGACTTCTCAAGCAGAACCTCTCTCAATTACTGCTGATCCTTCTGTTAGCGTCCTGCCAGGGTTTGCAGGCACTGAT